GCCGAAGCCGAGACCCAAGAGGCCGAGGAAGCCGAGCCCGGCTCAGGCCCTGGAACGCCCAAGGCCCGGAGGCGCTAAGCCATGGCGAGCGGCAACTGGCCGAGGCTCTCCGACGTGCGCTCGTGGCTGCGCTTGGCGCCCGACGCCGCCGAGGACGCCGTCATCGACCAGTGCCGCCTCGCCGCCATCGAATACGGCATCGGGCGGACGGGATCACAGTGGTTGTCCGACACGACCACCCTGCCCGACGCCGTGTTCCAGGCGTGCGTCATGGACGCGGGCCGCATCTATCGCCGGCGCGATTCTCTCGACGGGACGATCGCGTGGGGGGACATGGGTGTGGTCCGCGTCGGGCGCGCCGACCCTGACACCGAACGTCTCTATGCGCTCTATGCCCCGCTGGTATTTTCTTGAGCTGGCAGCGCGCCCCGGTCGCCGCGGCGATCGCGGACGTGTTGTCGGAGGCCGGCGACGGCTGGGGTGTGTCCAGCTTCGCCACACCACCCGAGACGCTCAACCCGCCGGCGTATGTCTGCGCCTACCCGCGCACGGTGACCTACGACACATCCAGCTTCGGCGTCGACCTCGTCGAGTACGTCGTGGGCGCCTACGCCGGGCCGAACGACCCCGACACGCTCGACGAGCTCTTGGCCCAGGCTCGAGCGGCTCTGTCGGTCGACCCGGGCCTGGGCGGGGCGGTGCAGTCGCTGGTGGTGACCACCCAGAGCAACTGGCGCCGCGTCGCCATCGCCGCCAACAACGTCAACGTGCTGGCGGCCGACCTGACCCTAGAGATCCGAATGTGAAAGGGGAACCATGAGCCCAGCAGAGAAGAACGGCGGCGCCGCCGTGCTCGATGCACCACCCGAGGTGACGCTGACCGCGACCGGCGACCCGGTGCCGCCGACCGCGGCGCCCTTGATCCTCAACGACGCCTATTTCGACCTGAACGGCGTGAACCTGCGCTGCCTGGTCAAGCACCTCGAGGTGATCCCGGAAAACAAGCTCGTGACGGTGACCAGCTTCTGCAACGAGGTCGACTACGTCGGGGTGACCAAGTGGCACTTGAAGGTCACGTTCCACCAGTCCTTCGACCCGGGCGCGGTGTACGCCACGCTGAACGCGGCCTACACGAACTACGTGACCACCGGCGCCTACGCCACCTTCACCGCCCGCCCGCACGCCAGCCAGGTGGCGAGCGCGTCCAACCCCATCATCACGGGCAACGTCGTGCCCCAGCCCTTCGAGCTGCTCATCGGCGACGCCGGCACGGCGTCAGACATCTCCATCGACTGGAACCTCACGGCACCGCCGACGGTGAACAGCGGCGCCATCGTGGCGACCGGCGCCACCTCGGGCGCGCCGGGGTTCTACACCCCGGCCGGGGCGGCCGCGCCGGCCAACCTGGCCGCACTGACCGGCCTCACCGCCACCCCGTCGACGACATGGGCCGCCGGCGCCTACGTCATCACGGCCGACCTGCTGGCCAACAACTGGAACGGCACCACCTGGGTCACCGGAAAGCACCCCTGAGATGACCGACACCGAGTGGGTCGTTCTGCTGGTCGAGGTGGGCGTCATCGCACTGGTGACCACGCTGGCATGGCTCGGCGTCGGGCGGCGCTAGGTGCCCGCAACCCCGACGGTCGACGTCATCGGCCTGCGCGCCCTGGTGCGCGATGCCAATCGCCTGTGCGACGACGCCGGGCCGCTGAACAAGGCGCTGAGCGCGGCCGGGCGGGCCGCCGCCGAGCCGGTCGCCGCCCAGACCCGCTCGTCGCTGCCCGACGTCACCGGGCAGTTGAAAGGCTCGGTGCGTGTCGGCGCCACCCGCTCGGGCGCCAGCGTGCGGATGGGGAGCTCTGCCGTGGTCTACGCCGGCCCCGTCGAGTTCGGTGGCTACCCGGCCGGCTATCCGTTCCACGCCAGCGGGCGCTACCTGTTCCCCGCGGCCCGGACGTGGGCCTCGACGTCGGCCGAGATCTACAGCGCGGCCGCCCAGAAGGCCTTCGATACCTTCAACTGGACGAACGAGACGACGAACGCGGCGGCCGTGCATGACTGAGCCCTACGACGCCGAGCCGCCGACCCAGCAGTACGCGGCCATTTCTGCCGAGGAGCCGTTGCCGACGCTGGTGCGCGTGAACCAGGCGTTCAGTGCCCGCCTGCCGTCCCAGCGCACGCTCGACCTGCTCACCAAGATCGAGGGTGTCGACTTCGCCGCGCTGGCGCAGAACGCGCCGTTCCGTATCGTCGCCTTCCGCGCGCTGCTCCGCGACTACCCCGAGCGCGACCCGACCTCACTATGGATGCACGCCTACGACGTCGAAGTCGAGGTGGCGGACGAAAACCCTACGAACGGGAAGTCGCCGACGCCCGAGCCCGGTTCTGCCGCCACTACAGGATGACGCCGAGCGAAATGGACGAGCTCTGTGACGAGGATTTTGCCGCCATGGTCCGGCTGATGGCGCTCGAGGCCGAGGAGATCGCTAGAGCGAACAGGAAGCACTAGAAATGGCGGGCCCGTCCATCATGGTCAAGATCCTGGGCGACGTCGCCGGGCTGGGAAAGTCCTTCACCGAGGTCCAGGGCAAGGGACAGACCGCGGCTCAGGGCATGCACACCGCGTTCAGCGGCATGCTGTCCACCCTCAACAGCTCGGGCGTGCTCGGCCCCTTCGGCACCGCCATCGCCACGGCCGACCAGTCGATGCAGCAGATGGGCACCCACGCCAAGGACACCGGGACCAAGATGGTGGGCGTCGGCGGCGCGGCCGCCGGCGTCGGGTTCGCCCTCGACGCGCTGGGATCCAAGGACAAGGCGGCGCACCAACAGCTCCAGGCCTCGATCGCCGCCACCGGGCACTCCTACGACCAGTTCAGCGGAAAGATCGACGAGGCCATCAAGCATCAGGAGCACTTCGGCCACACGGCCGACGAGACCCAGAACGCCCTGCAGACGCTGACCCAGGCGACGCACAACCCGACCGAGGCGCTCAAGCTGCTCGGCACCGCCAGCGATCTCGCTGCAGCCAAGCACGAGGACCTGAACACGGCGGCCCTGCAGCTCGGCAAGGCTTACAACGGGGCGAACCGGATTTTCAAAGAGTTCGGCGTGACGGCGGTGCCGACGGCTGCCCAGGCGACCAAGCAGCTCGAGTCGGCGACCAAAGCGAGCGAGGCGGCGGCCAGCGCGTCGGAGAAGGCGCACCAGCACCTCGCTGACACCCAGGCCCTGCTCGCCGGCAAAACCACGCTGACCACGGCCGAGCACATCAAGCTGCGCGACGCCCAGAACAACGTCGTCGCGGCCGACGCCAAGGCGATCGACAAGCACAACCTTCTCGTGATCGCTCAGCACAACGCGGCCGAGGCGGCGAAAGGGCACAACAAGGCGATCGACGACCTCGGAAAGAAGCTGGCCGGCCAGGCGAGCGCCCAGGCCGACACCTTCAGCGGGCACCTGCGCTCCATGCGCGCCGAGATCACCGATCACATCGCGATGTTCGCCCAGAAGTGGGGGCCGGCCATCACCACGGCCGGCATCGCTCTGGCCGGGCTCGGTTCGCTCGTCGAGATCAGCAGGATCGCCGTCGACAAGCTCAAGCTGGCCCAGATCGGTGAGGCCATCGTCAGCGGCATCGCCACCGCGGCGACGTGGCTGTGGAACGCCGCGCTGACGGCGGCGGCGGTATTGGAGGCGATCGTCGGCGCGCCGATATGGCTGATCATCGCGGCCGTCGTCGCCTTCGTCGCCGCTGTCGCCGCCGCGGCGTACTTCATCGTCAAGTACTGGCACGACATAGCGGCCGCGGTCGGTGTGGCGATTGCGTTCATGGAGGGCCTGTGGGCGGCCTTCATAGGCTTTTTCAGCGGGATACCGGGCCAGATAGCGGCGATCGCCAAGGACATGTGGCACTGGGTGAGTGACGCGTTCAACACGGCCATCGGCGCGATCTCGGGCGCATGGGCCGTCGTCTGGGCCTGGTTCACCGGCCTCCCGGGCGCCATCGGCAACGTCGCCAAGGGCATGTGGAACGGCATCGCGAACGCCTTCGCCGACGCGCTGAATTTCATCATCGGCGCCTGGGACGACCTGCACTTCAAGACGCCCAGCATCGACATCTTCGGGTTCCATACCCCGAGCGTCGACATCGGCATGCCGAGCATTCCCAAGATCCCCCACCTCGCCGAGGGCGGCCTCATCACCGCGTCGGGCCTGGTCTTCGCCCACGCCGGCGAGGCCATCACGCCCGCCCCGGCCGTACGCAGCGGCCCGGCCGTCGTCGTGCAGAACGCGAACTTCGACAACGGCCTCGACATCGACGCCTTCATGGCGAAAGCGGCCTGGCACGTGCGGACCCAGAGGCTCTGATGGCCGCCTGCGTCCGTAGCGCCTGGCTCGTGCTCGGGTCCAACACGTTGTTGCTCGAGGACCCGACCAAAGGCTATTTCTGCACCAACCTCGACCTCGGCAGCCCCGAGATACGCGCCGTGACCTACCCCAACCCGGACCGCACCGGCCTGACCGACCGCACCATGTTCATGGGCGGGCGCGTGGTCGAGGCCGACGTCACCGCGATCGTCGGCGCCGGGGCGCGTATCGACGACGTCATGGACAACTTCGCTCCCTTCATGGATCCCCTCCAGCGTCCGGTGCTCCATTACGTGCTCGACCGGCCGGGGACGCCCGAGCGCACGATGACGCTGCGGGCGGTGGCCTATGACACCAAGATCACCGGGCCCGCCCAGCGCGACGTCGTCATGCAGTGGGAGGCCGGCGACCCCATCGCCTACGGCGCCACCCAACAAACCCAGACGGCCTGGTGCGGCAGCACGAGCGGGAGCGGGCGCACCTATGCGCTCACGTTTGCCCGCACCTATCCCGCCGGCGGCAGCTCGCCGAGCGGGGCGACGTTGAGTACCGCCGGCGACGTGGCGGCTCGCCCGCTGATCCGCATCTACGGGCCGATCACCGCGCCCCGCCTCACGATGCAGATTCAGCCCTCGGCCTCGAGCGGGCCCTATGTCATCTTCTTCTCGACCCTGGTGCTCGGCGCCAACCAGTGGGTCGACATCGACGCCTTGCGCCGTACCGTGCTGCTCGGCAGCGACCCCAAGCAGAACGCGCTCGCCTCGGTCGACTGGTCCCAGTCGGCGTGGCCCTACATCCCGCCCGCTCCGAGCACGGTGTACATGGCGCTGTCGGGCACCTCGACCACCGGAGTCACCCAGGCCCAGGCCACCTGGTACGACGGGTACTTGACGTGACCGTGACGCCCACCTACGCCGGCGCGCCCATCCCGCTCGGGCGCGGGCGCTGGCGTCTGACCCTGCACCGGCGCCAGTTCGCCGCCATGAGCTGGGACCAGTCGATCATCGCCGAGTTCACCGACGCCCGCAGCCGCAAGCTGACCCAGCAATGGAACACGCCGGCCGAGCTGATCTTCACCCTCGACGGCTACGCCGCGGACGCCGCGCTGGTCCAAGAGCTCGGCACCGACGTCATCGCCTGGCGCTGGGACGAGGGGCTGGGGCGCGACGTCGCCATGTTCAGGGGCCTGGTCGACCACTCGGAGGACCAGGTGGCCGAGGACGGCAGCGCCGTCACGAACTTCGTCTGCCACGACTACCTGGCCATGTTCCAGCGCAGGATCCTGACCACGACCTACTCGGTCACCGGCCGCGACCAGGACCTCATCACGGCCGACCTGCTGGCCCGGGCCACCACCGGGGCGGCGTCGTCGTCGGGCACCGGCTTCATGCCCGGCTCGTACCTGCCGCTCGAGCAGGCCGTGGCGCTCAACCCCGACGGCTCGGCGCGTGGCGCCTCG